AAGTAATCATCGACAACAAAACAAAAGAAGTCAAAATAGTTATTGGTAAATTTGATAACGAGTCCAGTATGATTGAAGCTGCACAAACAATATGCGAACACCTGGCTATAGATTTCAACGATGAACTCTTAGCCTTAAAGGAAACCATACATTGAAAACAATCGAGATACCTTACAAGCCTAGACCACAACAACAAAAGCTCCATAGTGATTTAAGTAAGTTCAGATTTGCAGTAATCGTCATGCACAGACGAGGTGGTAAAACAGTCATGTCTATCAACCACCTGATTAAATCGGCTCTCACGAGTAAAAAAAAGGCATTTAGAGGTGCATTCTTTGCTCCAACAAGAGTCCAGGCTAAATTGATTGCATGGGATTATTTAAAACATTATTCCCGCAAAATACCTGGCATGAAGTTTAATGAAACAGAATTAAGAGCGGACTTCCCCACAGGAGCGAGAGTATCTTTGTTTGGTAGTGAAAATCCAGACTCAGCTCGTGGTCAATACTTTGATGAGATCTTTTGTGATGAATATGCTCAAATGGATGAAAGATTGTTTCCTGAGATCTTACGACCAGCAGTGGCGGATAGATTAGGTAATATTTATTTTATCGGAACTCCACAAGGAATGAACTCTTTCTATGATTTGTATGAGAAAGCCAAAGGAGATCCAGCCTGGCTAACAGTGATACATAAAGCGAGTCAAACCAACCTTGTACCTAAAGAAGAATTAGAAGAAGCAAGGAAACTGATGACCGAAGATCAGTATCAACAGGAATTTGAATGTTCATGGACAGCCAATGTGAGCGGTGCGGTTTATGGTAAGATTATAGAAAAGATGGAAGAAAAGAAACAAATTGGTAAGTTTCCCTTTGATCCAGGATATCCTGTTGATGTTTATTTTGATTTAGGAATATCAGATGATACCAGTTTATTGTTTATTCAGCCTATTGATAGAGCTGTAATGGTATTTGATTGTTATAGTAATAATAACAAAAGTTTAGATCATTATGCAGACTATGTCCGACAAACAGGCTACCCCATTAGAAATTTTGTATTTCCTCACGATATAGAACATCGAGAGATGTCTACTGGTCATAGTAGAAAAGAATATGCCTATAGTATGGGAATGCGACCACTACGAGTCTGTCCAAAGCTGCCGATAGAGGATGGAATACACGCTGGACAACTCTTGCTAAATCGCACATATATTGATAGAGATAACTGTAAACCATTCTTGGATGCGATGAGATGGTATCATCGTAAGTGGTTAGATAAATTAAAAACTTATTCTAAACCCATCCATGACTGGTCAAGTCACTATTGTGATGCCTGGCGAACAGCCGCTGTTGCAATTAGAGATTTGGATTTTAACAACACTGCTCCACTGCAGAGATTTGCAGAGGGGTTAAACTACGATCCACTAGGGAGGGATTGATAATGGGATTTTTAAAACCAAAGACACCAGCTCCGCCACCACCTCCAGCTCCGCTGCCTGAAGTACCAGCAGCTACCGCTGCCGAGTTACCAGCTGAGTCTACAGAAATGATTAAGCAGACAATGAAAAAGAAAAGAGCTGGTTATACAAAAACAATTTTAACTTCTAAAAAAGGCGTGGAAGAAGATCCAGTGCTTTTCAAGAAAACTTTATTAGGCGGATAAGATGGGATCAGAAGCAGCCACCAAATCAAGAGAAACAAAAAGAGCAGCATCCACTCAAGAATTAATGTCGAACATTATGACGGGGGGAGAGATCTCTAAAAAGAGAGAAGCTGAATTAGCCAAAGCCGCAGATGCGGGTAGAGGTATTCAATTTATAGAAGGTTCACCTAAGGTAAAAGGTTTAACACAAAAAGGTGGGAAACCAGTTTTTAGAACTGGAGCGACTGCTGCAGATTACACAGGAAGAATAGCTGCGTCTGCACCAACATTTGGTGAGATGGCGGGTGATATGGCAAGAGCAGTATTTGGTGGTAAAGCAAAAGATCCAGCCTATCTAAGAAGTGGTGTTAGTTCTGCACCAGGCACAACCACTACAGACTATATGCAGTACACTCCTAAACCAAGACAACAAAAAGGAATTGTTCCAAGTTTAATTAGTAAGGGTGGTCTAGTCGGAATGGCGATGAGTTCCATTTTAGGGAAAGAAGATATTATGAAAGAAACACCTGAAGAAAAAAGAAGAAGAATTTATGAAAAAGGTGTGAAGGATTATTCAACATTATTAGGTGGTCAAAGAAATCAGAAAGGTGGATTGATTAAATAATGCAAGGTAAGGATTTAAAAAGCCAGTTCAGTCAATTAAAAACGAAAAGACAAAACTGGGAAAGTCATTGGCAAGAAGTCGCTGACTATTGTTTACCAAGACGAGCTGATGTTACAACCACCAGGTCACGAGGTGATAAAAGAACAGAAAGAATTTTTGATGGAACAGCTTTACATAGTTTAGAATTATTAGCTTCATCACTTCATGGAATGCTGACGAATGCAGCCACTCCATGGTTCTCCATGAGATTTAAAGATGAAATGGTTTCTAGTATAGAAGCGAACAAAGAATGGTTAGAGTCATGTACCGATACCATGTATATGGCATTAGATAGATCTAACTTCCAACAAGAGATCCATGAATTATATACAGACATGGTAGCCTTTGGTACAGGCTGCATGATGATTGAAGAAGATGAAAAAGATTTTGTAAGATTTTCAACCAGACATATTAAAGAAATTTATATTCAGGAAAATAATAAAGGCAAAGTCGATACTATTCATCGTGAATTAAAGATGACCGCAAGAGCTGCGTATCAACAGTTTGGAGATAAGTTACCAAAAAGAATTATGAAGATTGTGCAAACTGCACCTCATGATGATGTTACGATTTATCATTGTGTGAAGCCTAACGATGATCTTAATCCTTATAAGATGGATAACAAGTCAATGGAATTTAGTTCTGTTTATTATGATGAAGATGGAACAATTATTTCAATGTCGGGTTTTAGAGAGTTCCCTTTTGTTGTACCGAGATGGTTAAAATCAAGTAATGAGATTTATGGTAGATCACCATCTATGACTGCATTACCTGATATCAAAATGATTAACAAGATGGCAGAAACAACAATTAAGGCTGCACAGAAAATGGTAGATCCACCATTGTTAGTGCCTGATGACTCTTTTGTTTTACCCGTAAGAACACAACCAGGTGGACTAAACTTTTATCGTAGTGGTTCAAGAGATACCATTACTCCTTTAAACATTGGAGCGAATACACCTTTAGGTTTAAATATTGAAGAACAAAGAAGAACTGCCATTAAACAAGCCTACTACATCGACCAGTTATTAATGTCACAAAATATTCAGATGACTGCAACGGAAGTTATGCAGCGTAATGAAGAAAAGATGAGATTACTAGCTCCCGTACTAGGTAGATTACAATCAGAGATGTTACAGCCTTTGATTAATAGAACTTTTAATATTCTCCTAAGGAAAGGAATATTACCTCCAGCACCAGAAGAACTTCAAGGTCAAACCATTGATATCGAATATGTATCACCATTGGCAAGATCTCAGAAACAAGGTGATGTCCAGGCAATACTTCGTACCTTAGAGATTATCACTCCGATGTCACAGATGAGTCCAGTAATGGATTTCATTGACAGTGACCGCATGGTTAATCACTTAGCAAGTGTGTTAGGTGTACCATCGAAAGTGATCCGATCAGTGGATGAAGTCCAGGCTATCCGACAGCAAAGAGCTGCAGCTCAACAACAAGCAGCACAACAGCAACAGGATATGCAACTAGCTGAAGCTGGTGGAAAAGTAGCACCATTGGTGAAGGAACTACAGCGTGGATAAAAAAACACTAGACGATCTTTTTCAAAACTACAGAACAACTTTTGGTACTGTCCAAGGACAGAAAGTTTTAGAAGATCTCGAAAGTAGACTCCATCAAAACACAACTACATTTTCCAAAGACTCATTAGAGATGGCTTATCTGGAAGGACAAAGATCAGTCTTACTAATGATTAAAAATATAATTAAGGAGAAGAAAATAAAATGAGTGAAGAACAGACAACTGCTGTCGAACAGCAATCTGAAGTAACACAAGAAACAAGAGCGGCAGATCCTGGCGTAACTTTCTTAGATCAGTTACCAGAGGATTTACGAGGAGAGCCATCATTAAAAAATTTTACTAATGTTGGTGATATGGCTAAGAGTTTAGTCCATGCACA